GAATTAATTCCGCCATTTAGGCCTCCTATGCTCCTGTACCGCCAAAAGGAACTTCTAAATTCTTTTCTTTTAATTCTTCTATTGTTTTCTTTTGTGAAGGACTGAAATATTCAAATCTTTCACCTATCTCTTTTTTCTTTTGTTCTTCTAATTGTTTAGTTTGTTCTTGAGTATTAGTTACAGTTGTATCTATTTCAGCGTCTGTCGTAGAAGCAGTAACTGGTTGTAATCCTTGTTCAGTTAATAAATATTTTCTACCATCATTAACATTGTAGTAAATTTTATTTGCACCACCTGCTTTAATTTTTCTTTTCATAAATTGATTAACTTGTTTTTCATTACCAACATCAACATCAAAATGTCCACCAACTTTACTCTCTCCATAATCTTTTGCTATTTCATCTCTTACTTGAAATTCATATGTAGCTCTTCTATTACCTTTAGTCATATCATTATCATATTCTGATTCTGCATACTGAGGCCCATATTGTTGTATTTTCTCACCTGATGTCATTCGTTCTAATTCTTTTCCTCGTTCTAAAATATCCATTTTAGTTTTTCTCTCCTCTGATAATCTTTCTGATTGTAAAGTCATTTGATTTATAAAAGCCTCGTCAGCTCTTTCTTTAGCAGCTAATATTTCTGCTTGTGATAAATCTCTATTTAAATCAGCCTGCATATCAGCTAATTCTTTTCTAAATAATCTATCTCGTTCAGCAGATTCTAATTCACTTCTCTCTTTAATAGCTGCCCCTGCGGCCTGAGTCCGTAAGCTTCTTAAAAAATCACTTTCTTTTGCTTTAGCTTCTATTAAGGATGCTACCGGTTTTTCTGCTGCTGCAATTAAATTAGCGAATGTTCCACCACCAGTTTGTTTAGCTGCTGCTGGTCCATACTGTAAAAGAAAAGAAGTCAATGGATCATAAGCTTCAGATGGTCCCGCTTGTTCTAATAAAGCTTTTACATTTCTTTCAGTAATCGTTCCTAGATCAGGTATATCAATTGATTGATTTATTGCTTTAGGCGCACCTGAATCCATTGTTCTTGGACCTGCAATATCAAACATGTTTGGCCCATTAGCATATTGTTCTCTATCAACAATACCAGTCATAATGCCTTCTCCGACATTACCACCTTTTCTAAACATGGGTCTTCTAAATACTTTGCTCATATTAATCGTTCCCGAATGCTCTGTATAATCCAGCTAATGTAGCACCTGCACTAATTCCAGTTTGTAATGGACTTGGTGAAGGTTGAGTTTGAGTCATTTGAGACGCTGGATATCCAGAAATTAAACTTGCAATACCTGCACCATATTGTTGTGCAGCTGTTAATGGTTGCATCATTTGTTGCTGTGCTAATTGTTGTTGAGCACTTAAACCTGCTTGTTCTTGAGCTTGTTGTAATCCACCTAATGTAGTTAGTCCTGCAATTTGTGAACTAGCTAAAGCTGGTGCTTGTTGAGCTAATTGTAATTGACCTTGAGCTAATTGCTGTTGTCTTAAAAAATCTTGTCCTGCTAATTGTTGAGCTTGACCAAAACCTTGTTGTAATAGTTGTGCCTGTAATGCAGCTCTATTTCTATCTGCTGTAGATAAATATTCTGCTCTTTGTACACCTTCTCTACCACCACCAAATGCACCTGCAGTTATTGCTTGTGCAGCTAGTCCCGGTAATCCTCTTTGAGTTTGTACATCAAATTCTTGTAAAGTTGTATCAATAACATCTTGTTGATATGGAGACATATAAGCTTGATATGCAGTAGGACCTGTTAGTCCAGCCGCTGTTTGTTGAGCTTGAGCTGCTCCAGTTAAATAAGGTTCATATGCTCCTAGTCCACCTGCTTTTGCAATAGCCTGTTGCTGTAGTGGAGACATTCCAGCTACAAATTGTGGTCCTAATGTTTGTGATAAATCAGCAGCTTTATATCCACCGATTGCTTTTTGTAAATCTGTTAAATACGTTTTACCTGCAGCTTCTATAAACTCAGGTGGTTGTGTAATTTGTGTTATTGTTTCAGCCATTATACTACCCTTTTTTCTAGTGCCTTCATCATATCATACATACGTTGAGCACCTTTGTTAACATTACCATCACCCATGTTTCTTACAGCATCGGCGGTCATTACAAATTCGTTATTCGATAACATTGCAGGAATGTCATCTGCTTTTTCTTTTACACCAACTGGAGCAATAAATCCACCAGTTTCTCTAAGGTCCAATTCTGTTACTCCTGCAGGGTTTTGATTTAATGGAAGACCCATGATGCCTGCTGCATTGATAGCATTTTGTTCTGCTTTATCACCCATAGCAAAGCCAGGTCTACCGCCATTTTTAAGACCTTCCTTCATAATTTCTTTAACTGCTTCAGCAAAAGTATATCCATCATCCATTAATTCTTCTACTCTTTTTGCCATTTCAGATTTTTCATCAGAACCATTTCCGTATTGAACTCTACCACCTGTAGCATATCCACCTTGTCCTGATGTATATTCAGCGGTATCTTTTTCTGTTAATTCTTGTGCTTGGTCATCTGTGTATCCAAGATTTTTATATCCTTCAAATAAGTAATTTCTTAATGCACCTACATCTCTTGTAGCTGCAACTGCTTCAGGATCGCCTTCCTCTGCCTTAGCTGCTAGTCCACCTAATAATGAACCTGCTGCAGCTAAACCTAAAGTTCTACCACCTTTAGTTTTAAGATATCCTCCAATAGCTTCTGCTCCAGGTAATCCTCCTAAAAAAGATTTTGCTTTACCAAACAAAGAACTAATACCACCTGTACCACCACCTAGATATAATGCACCACCTAGTAAAGCAAGTTTACCAGCATCAGATTTAACAAAATCTTTGATACCACCGGCTACACTTTTAGCTGCACCAGTAACACCTTTTACCGCTGATTTAACAAAGCTTCCTAATCCGTATTGTTGTCTAGGTTGTAACATCCTTGATATTGCCATAATTGTATATTTAAACTAGTTTAAGGCAGGTACAAAAAACCTGTAATTATTGACTTTATTCTTTTTTAGCCTTTTCGTCAATACGTTTAGTATACTGTAATTCGTCCCAAAGTCTACCACAATATTGGTAATCTCCTACGTGAACAATATAATCATAAATATATGCATGTATTTTACCACCTATTTCAGACCATCTTTTACAGAATCCAAAGTCTTCACCATAAAATTCTTTAGTTACTGGATCATGAACACAATCAAATAAATTATAAAAATTTTCTTTAAATACTTCTTTACCATTTACAATAGTAGGTTGATGAATTTTTAATTGAGGATATTCTTTCATCATCTTTTCTATAACAGATCTTTTAATGAGCATACATCCAGTAGGGACATGAGATACTTCTGCTACACCCGCTGTAACTGTTAATTGATTTTTGTCTTTTTTATTTACTTTTATTGGAAAGGTAAAACCTGATTTAGATAAATGATCCGATTGATCAATAGCTTCTTTATTTAATCTATTCCAAGCTTTATCCCAATCAAATGTCTTCATTGGATATGGACATGCTATTACATCTTTATCTTTTTCAATCATTGTAAATATAGTTTTAGGTTGAAAAGATATGTCTGAATCTATAAATAATAAATAATCATAATGATCTTTTGCATTAATAAACTCTGATACTAATAAATTTCTACCTTGTTGTACTAATGATGATTTAATTAATGAGAAAGAAACCATAATTCCTTTTTGCATACACTCTTGTTGTAATACTAATATAGACTGAGCATAATGCATACTGACTTCACTATGACAGGGTGTTGCTACAAATAGTTTTATAGGTTTTTTATTGTTCCCTAATTTTATTTCTGTTGTATTTTCATTTCCATTAAACCAAATGGGTTCATTGTTTTGCATTTATAGCTCCTTTCAAAAATCTAGTCCAAGCACCACCTTTTAAATCCCAATTGTAAAATCTATTTACATAATCTATTTGGAATTTTAAATGGTTTTGTATTTCAGGTGTTTTAACTGCTTCAGCAGCTATGTCAATTCCTGCAGCAAATTTATGACATAATGATTTATAATTATCTGAATAAGGTATATAAATTGGAAACTCAGCACATGTTTCAAATAAAGCTCCAAAATTAGTTGTTACACAATATAAACCTGCAGACATAGCTTCTAATGCAGATATACAAAATGTTTCTTCCCATATACTTGGATAAACATATACGTCATAATTTTTAAGATTTTCTTTTATATATTCATTTGGTCTATATCCAATGTAACTTACGTTTGGTAATTGTTTAGCTTGATCATATAGACCTTGATAATATTTATCATTTTGATTTTTAAAATCTTCTCCATAAACTGCACAAGAAGAATATACATCAAGTTGTATATTTTTGTTTTTTATGAGTTGCATTGCACCTAACAATACAGATAA